CGATTGCGGCCTTACCTGCATAGGCCAATTGCTCGGCGTTAAATGGCATGATTGTATCCTCTTAGGTTAACAAATAATGTCGTTTGCCCTAAGCCCTGCGATGCCAGATTACGCAGTTGCCGGCGACGATGCCCGGCTACGTCAAACGTGATCTTAGGCTGACCACGCGCGCAATTATACGAAAATGCCCCGCTGACTGTCAAGTCACCTGTCTTTAGGGTACTCAGGCGAGCCGTAGAGCTTGATTCGCATGAGCCTTTCTTCACTGTGCGTTCTCTCGCAATGGCCCTTATCCCAGTGCATGAGGTCAATGATTGGTGCGGCATACCGTGCAAATGTGTTCTTGCGGGTGTACTTCTCTACCGTGAGCCAGCGGCCAAGCAAACCCGAAACTGTCTCGCGCGCCCGCGCGTGCGGGAAAAAGAGTAGCGCGCATACGAGCATGTTGACCGCTAGATAGACCGGGAAGACTATCCTTGCTATCGTCTCCCAAACTATTTTTAGCTTGACCATCTTTCCCCTTTTATCGCTGCCGGCGATGACTCAGCCAGCGACCTGTACTTCACTCTGTAGCGGCGCAGTATCAGACGAAACGCATCCTCTGGTATCAGATTGTAGTGGTCGAACAGCCAGACCAAAATGCCAACCATTTCTTTGCTGTGGTCCGGCATGTCCATACCGAAAGTCTGGTCGCAAGCTACGTGTGCCAGCTCGTGCAATACCAAAGCAGGATTCATCGCGTACCTTTCCGGGTTGACACTGAGCGTGACCTTCTGCAACTCGTGCATGTCACCATCGTACTCCACGTCGTAACGCCCGTGATCTACAGTCGGCAGTTCTTTCGACATGACGCGCAGCGTTATCGGCACGAGAGCGTACTGCTTGCGCACTCTCTTAATAAGCCGCAACGTTTGCGCACGCGTCATCTGCGCGCGAAAAAACGGCTTGGACGAGATACTACGCTCGGCTTGGTAGAGTGATTCGCGCTGCGGGTCTGTCTTATACCGTCTGAGTTTCCTTACTACAGACACGACGGCTTAGTCGTCTATGCTGCCGCCGAGCGACAGTTCAATAGCTTCTGCCATGCTGCTCGGTTCTTTTGTACCCTCGCCTGCTGGTGCCTTCGGTCGTAGCGGTGTCGGCACTTTTGGTTTCGGTGCCGGGGCTGCCGCTTTGGGAAGTATCAACTTGTTGTACGAATCTTCAAAAGTAGAGCGCCACTTTGACGGGTGGATTACACGCATCGTCGCACGCAGAGCCGGAACCAAAATAGCCTTCTTCGCTAACCACTGCGGATCAGTTTTCTTTGATGTTTCAAAGACAGCCAGATCAGCTTTAGCATCGACGATAGCCTGTTCAATGTCACCTTGAGCCGCTGCATCTGCATCGGTCGTTACTTTACGTGCCGCAGAGGCAGTCTCACGCGTGCGTGTATTCGCAATTTCGATAGCACGGTCGCCGGTAAGGGTGCCCGCCTCTATCTCTGCTTGCAAGTCTGCATGTGCTGCTAACGGGTCCACGCCGGGAATAGTCTCGCCCAGTTTAGCTGCCATAGTAGCCAGCTCAGTTTGCATGACTGCGAACGCTGCACGTTGGTCTGCTTCGTCGGTGCTGTTGAACAACTTCATGAAGCCAAGCACCTGACCGTACTGTTCGCCTGATGTGCCAGTCTCAGTCACCATCCCAATCATTTCGTCCAGCTCAGTCGTGCGCTCGGTGACGCCGGCTTCAGCAGTTTTGACCCGGTCGGCTAGCGACCGAATGCGGTCCTGAGTTTTTTCTGCAAGCTCTTTCGGAATGGGGTCATTGACATGGTCAGGTTCCTTATCCTTTCCAGCATCGTCGGCGGGTGTATCTCCGTCCTTAACTGGTGGTACATCGTCCCCTGAAACGGGGTCCTTGTCCGCTGCCGGCGCATCATCATCGCCCTCGCTGCCAGCCGGCTCGTCGCCCGTGGGCTCGTCGTCGCCGCCTTCGTTTTCGGGGTCTTCTTCCGGGTCATCTTCGCTTTCGCCAGTCGGTGTGACATCGTCTTTGTCTCCTGTAGGTGCGTCGTCGTCCGCGTCTCCCGCGTCGAGGCCGACAGTGTTCTCGTCGATAGCATCGCTTACCGCGTCGAATATATCCGGCTCCGGTGGCGTGTCTTCGTTTTCGATAGTTGTGTCATCGTCAACTACGTCATCTTTTTTGGTTTCGTCAACCATCTTATTTCTCCTATTAACGTATTGTTATTATTATCTATGCGGTAGGTGTGCCAGTTGGTGCTTGCGCTCCTGCTGCTTGTGGTGTGGCTTGCCCGCCAGTGTCACCCATCGGAAGTGCCCCGGCAGGTGTGGCCGCGAGCTTCGGCAAGAAGCGGTCCAAGTTTGTTCGGTCGCCCATGCGCTGCATCGTTTCTTCAAGCAGCTCAGTGAGTGCTTCGGCGAGCGGTATGTTGCCAGTCGCGTGCGCCTGTTGAATGATAACCATAGTCTCGCGGAGCAGCGGCATAATGACTGACCACGACTGCCGTTCCTGTTCCTTATTCGGGGCGCCTGTCGAGCCAGCTTCGATGTCGAGATTAAGCTGTGTAACGACAGCCTCGAACGGTAAGTCTTCAGGCCAGAACGCTAATTCGCCCGCGATACCGACGACGTACTCGGCGGGCAGCGCTTGGACAGACAACTCGGCTGTGTACTGCGCCAAGTCCGTGAGCATGTCTTCCTGCGTGTCGCGATCCGCGCCCGTGCGTGAAGCAAAACCTGCTTGCTCAATGTTCGCTTCGGTGGCAGTCTTCTGCCCGCCACTTTGGCGCAGCGCTTCTTGAATGCCACTGAGAGTTTCCATGTCGCGGAGTGTTGGCGTTGTGTCATAAATCCTGGGATCGTAGCGACCAACCGGCTTCTCGGCGAACGCGTCTGAGAGCTTGCCCCCGGCTATCGGCTGTATGCCGACGTACTCTTGCTCGACTGCGCCTTCGATCTTCTTGATGTCTTCCGGTGAAATCACACCTGCATCGAAAATAGTGCCCGGTATCGACCGACTACGCGCGAGGCGCCCGGATGATCGCGCACTTGCATACTCGTCCTGCAACTTTTTCAGCCTGCTAGACAACGACTGCGGGTGACGGTCGCCGTCAACCTCGAACAGCGCGATCAGGAAGTACGGATAAAAGCGTGTGGTCTTGTGTGCCGGCTGGTACGGTTCGCGTGCCCATCGGTCCACACCATCAACGATTGTCTTGACGTGGTTGTCGCGCTTATCCCAAAATTCAATGACCCGAACAAAAGGAACCTCATCACCCTGCGTCTCTGTTGACTGCGTAAACTTTTCGGCGTCCTTGTCTGTGAGGTCGCCCATAGTCGCGCCGGGCTCGTCGTTCTTTGCGCTGGTAGTATATCTTCGTGTCCCGCATGTCGTCCGCTGTTAGACGCTCGAACATTCCGCGAACGTCACACTTCTCGACGAACATCTGATTGGCTACCCAGTTCGCGTTGAGATAATCGCTCAGTTCAGAAACGTCGAGACTGACTTGCACGTCTTCGCCCCGGACAAAGTCGAGTGCCAACCCTCGTCTGATAACCACTTCGAGTTTTTCTGTCAGGCTCGATGTGAGCAATTCGGCGTTCTGGATCATGACATCCATTTCGTCTTTCGTCTTCCCGTCATCTTCCTTGATTTCTTTCTGGGTTGCCATGAGACGCGCCATGTTGTCTTGCGCATCGTTCAGGTCTTTCTCAATGACGGGATCATTCTGCGACTGTGTCACCATGATGCCCTTGAGCCAGCCGGGTCCGATTGACAGACTCGAACGTAATGATTTTCGCACAGCTCTTTTCAGTCCTGCGTCTTTCCACAAACGTCGAATCACAATTCTCATTGTGTCTGCAAAAAGCTCTGCGTCTTCGTCTGGGGTTTTCCCGGCTTGCTCGCCGGGTGCCGAACTGATGTCTGGGTTTTTAGCAAACAGGAAGCTGACAAGAATGTCGATAAACGTGCCAATCATGTTCGCATCGACAGCCCACTCTGGGTTAGCTTTGCCCGAGGCGTACAGTCGATCTTGCGCGTACTCTTTGCGCGCGTCTTTATCGAAAGATCGCGCAGCGTTGTATGATTTCAGTATCGCTTTAACAGCCTTGGCTTCTTGAGCGTTGGCTTTCTTTTCTTCCGGCGTCAAATCGGTCATGTTGGTTGTCTCCAAGATCGGGCATAGTCTAGCAGAATTCTCATCTGTATCGTACCCCCTGCTTCTGTTGGGCTTCGTCGTACTCTAGCCATTCCGCTGTGAACGGCTTAATGCCTTGTTTCTTCACAACTGTTTCAATCCTCACATCGCGGAACTGATCCATCGCTCGACCAATCAATCCCGCCACGTCCGCTTTATCGTCGTACTTGCCACCTGAATTCATAGTCGCAAGCTGGTCAACCAGATCGTGTGCCCACGGCTCGTCAGGAAGCCAGACATGTCCGGCGTTCAGTCGTGAAACGAACGCGGCGACCTTCGCGCGTTTGTCTTTCATGCTCGGCAGTGCGCGCACATCGACGTACACTTTGCGCTCTTTCATCATTTTGTTTATCAGCGGGCGCACAGCTTTGTCGATGATGCCGCCTTCGTTGAACCACATCCGAATCAAGTTGGGCTTGGCACCGACAACCATGTCGAGCATCGCGTCAACTGAAACGTCCGGCGTCTTCTGCCCGGTCCACGCGCGCAAACCCCAAAGATCGCCGCCACTATCCTGACCCCAAATCTGATGCTCCGAGAAGTCACCACCTTTATCTGTGACTGCGTAATCTGATGCGCCGTACAGCGCAAGACTTTCGAGCGGTGGTGCTTCGTTACGTTTGTACCAGTTGATCTTGCTGCGGTCGATGTCGCCGGCTTCTTCTGGTGCCGGACGTTGCTGGTATAGAGACGCCCATACGCGGCGACCTTCTCGGCCCGCTGCGTTTTCAAAAATTTGCCTGTGCTGTTCAGGGAAAAATTCAGGCCACAAGTATTCGCCGATTTCGCGACCGAGCGGATACTTGTGGCCTGAATTTTTCCCTGAACAGCACT